CACCAAAAACCGGGGCCGTATCATTGTAGACCCTTTCGGGGTAAAAAGCAGACCGGGCCGCGAGATCGCACGGGGCGGCACTATACACACGACCCGGTCGCCGGAGGTTATTCAGAATCAGAAGAAACCGGCCACGTTAAGGAAGGTCCAGATGCCTTCCATTTCCGCCAGGGCCGACGATGAATCCGGTTTCATATACTCCGTCCGCACCGTCGGCTGAATGTGCTTGCTCGGCCAAATGTGAAACCCGGTGCCAATCACCGCCGTCGGCTTGAAATTGTCGTCGAACGCGACAGCGACCAGTCCTACGGGACGCACGGGTACCATTGCCTCGGCGAAAGCATCTGCGATATAATCGGGCAAGATCGTGTGGAGAGCTGCATCGTAGACAGGACCGAGCGGGAACTCCGCTGCCGGCCCGATGCCGCACTCATTTTCCGGCGCTTGATCGCCCCCCAGCATAATCAAGCCTGCGGCGCCGTCGTTTTCGTAGTCCGGCCAATAGAGAGCCAGTCCTTGCAGCAGGTCCTCGCCCGTGGCCCCGAGGCCCATTCCCCCTTCAAGGGACCAGTGCGCGTCCAACGTTAACTCCCCCTCTGCCACTGCAACCCCCGTCACCGTAGCAATCAATACCGCTACTACCATCCATAATCGTGTCATTTCAGACTCCTTTCAAAAGGTTCGGTTACTCCTTACACAGGCGGCTGGCCATCCCTGGCCAATTTGTCAGCATCGCTTTGCGGTTTCGGCATCGACTGACACATCCCTGTTACGAACCGCCTGCGTGTTCCTATTCCAGTTCGGGTCGGGATCGGGAATCTGCAACTGCACGATGGACCATTGGGCCACGGCGTTGCGGCAGTTCTCGAAGAACCGGCTCATTTCAATCGTATTCATTTCGGATATTCGTTTGCGTTCCCCGTCATCGCCGACGTCATTATAGGCATAGAGCGCTGCCGCAATGACCTCGCGCGATACCGGAATGCCCGGTGCAATCCGACTGTTCGTCGCTCGCGCGTCGTACCCGGCCAGCGCCGCCAGAAACGTTGCTAAATCGATCCCATTCTCCGCCAGTTCGTCACGGATCATTCCGACGACTAAACCAAAGTGGCATCCGAGTTGTTGCCGGCTTTTCGGACTGCCCTGTCGTACAAGCCGCTCCTTGACGATGGTCCCGTCTTTGAGCTTCCCCAAATAACGTGCCCTGCGAGTCTGCACTTCCGGCGTGTACCGTAGTTGCCCGTTCTGTACGTGACCGTACCACTCCATTTTCCTGGTCCTCAAGTCGTTGACGAATACAATCGAGACAGTAGAATAACGGCTCCCCTTTCCACTGATGAAAGCAATCGTCGTTCTTGATCCGTCCGCATTGCCGGCATTGCCTACTCATCAAAACGGGATATCACGGACGTTGCGGGCCTCGTCGGGCACTGCCGGTCCTTGGTCGTCGGCATCCGGCACAGTCATCGGAGAACCGCCGTTCAGGATTATCTGGTATTCCGGCGATTTCTGAATCTCCGTAACAATCCACGGCGGCAACTCGGGAATCTGTACGCCATGCTCCTCGATCCCGTAGTACACCTGCGGTAGTTCGCCCTTAACCGTAACGCCCTTGGCTGCTGGCAATACGGTATCCACATTCGCGTATGTATTGCCGTTGGTCTTGGACACCACATGGACGACATTCAACTGGCAGGGCTTACCGATAAGGGTCGGCATTTGAAACGCTACCAAATCGTCAGGCGTGAAGTCCCGGCCCCGCCATGAGCGCAGGTCCTTCCGCAAGTGCGCCTTTTCGTTCAGACTGGCGGTGTACCGCTTACTCATCACACGCGGACCTTCCTGCTCGTTGCCCTCTTTGTCCGTCCACTCCAATCGTTCCGACGGAATCTCCCACATCAATAGCATTTTGCGATGATCGGTATTGAACCGTTCGCTGTGAACCGTTCCCAAATCCACCATGCCATAGCACACGGCTGCATACATACCGGGGTCAAGCGGTGGCACGCTGCTGCCGTTGCCTTTATCGCTTACTGTCAACATGGTTCTCGTCTCCACTGTACTTACAATAGGATATCTGTTTGACTGTCACTGGCACCGAGTTCCTCAATAGCCCGCGCCACGGCCACCTTACGGCGACGGCGACGCATTCTCTCGCGCGACAGCCACATCGCCCGCAACGTCCGTTGCACTACCTGCTTCTCGCGTTCTGTCGCCGAGTCCAATATGTCACGCATCGTCATCAGACAGCACTCCTTACAGCTACCGACGTCGTCGTAACCGCCTTGCAGCCGGGTACGTTGAAGGTTGAGCGCATGGCCCGCGCCATGCTGTTCAGGGCCACCATGTTCGGTAGCACCATCGTCGGTGCCGCTTGCCCGTCGGCGACGGCGCGGCACAACGCCTTGATGTCCACGACCTCGGCCCCCCAGCGCTCTTGCCGACTCACGCCGTTGGCCTTCTGGAATGTCGGCTTCGCCACGATGGCCGGCTGCACGACGGGCGTATCGAGGATTTCCTCCACCGTCTCGTCAGTAGCACCGTTGGCTTCGGCCTCGGCGGCCAGGGCCAGCCGGGCTTCTTCGCCGGCCTTACGTTGGGCCTCTTGCAGCCTGCGCTGTTCCGCCAGCCGCAACCGCTCTTGCTCGGCGTCCCATTGGCCCACAGTGCCCTTGATAATGCTCTCGGCCTGGGCGATGGGCTCCAGCAACTTCTTCTCAGCCGCTACCGCCTCCTTGTGGGCCTTGTTAGTGGCATCCTTGATCGGCTTGTGATGAGCCTTGATGTCCTTGCGCAGCCGCACGATCTCGACCAGGACCATCGCGGCCTTGTTGTACGTGTCCTGATCCGTGATTGTGATGGCACGGGCGCGGTCCGGCCATGCCAGTGCCGTCTGCTCCATTCGTTTGACCTCCGGTGTCTCCAAGGTTTGTATCTCAGTGCTCATGATGTAACCTCCATTCAGTACAGGTTACTGCGGCCAAAAACACGGACAGGTCGCGAGCGTAATCGTCGCGGGGATACTCGCGAACCTGATAGTGTCCGTCGGCCTTGAGGTAGAGCCCGGCCCGCCGATACGAATACGGGTTGGGCAACATATTGACGTAGGCTGCTGTTTGCAGGGCGTGCCAGGGGAAGTGACAACCTGTTTTGATGTCCCAGACCCACCGGGGCCGCACGGTGAGAATGCGGTCGGGCGTACCGCGATACCGCCCTTGCGGGTCCTGACGCGGGGCCTCGATCCAGTCCCACTCGCGCTGGCCTGTAGCCTGCCTCCACTGTATCCATCGCTTGTAGCCCTCCACGTACCCGGCAATCTTCGGATCAAGCGTCGATTCGTCCAGAGTCCCTTCGTCAAGATACTGACAGGCGGCGTGAACCACCGTGCCCCGGTCGCGCACCTCGTCGCTGAACCAGCGAGTGTCGATCAGACCGGCGTTTTTGAGAACTTCCGTGACGCGGGGTAGCGTGGCCGTTTGCGTCTCAGTCATCAGATTCTCCTGTCTCCGCGTTGCAAACGTAACGATATCGCGGTGTTGGCTCTGCGGACTCTGCCGCAACGAAGCGGCAGTTGGGTCCCATCAACTCTTTCGGGAAATCTGCTATGGGGACGGTTAACCGAATCTCGATTGGCACCTCTTCCGAGTGCCACTCAGCCGTGGCTTGATCGCTATACCCTGCGTAGATGTGCGTAAGTTTGTCCTCCCAACACCCAAGCGCGTTGCGCAGGTACTCTCTCGCTACGTGCAGGTCCGCCAGCTTGCGAATGGACATGATAATCTTGTCAAAAAATACGTATGCGGCCAAGGGGCTGGGTATGTCGGTCAGTTTTTCTGCGATATCTCGTGCTTCGTAAGCGTCTCTCAATGACTTTTCCGCGTTGGCGATCCGAGCCTCTATGTCCGTTACCAAAGCTGATGCCGTTTGCTTCTCAGTCATCGTTTACCTCCGTTCTTTCCTTCTTGGCCTCCTCTTCGGCCTGTATTTCAGCAATCGTCTTGCGGAGCTGCTTCTGCTCTCCGGCCAGGAAGCCCTCAATAAAGGTTTGGGCTTCTGATCGAGTTGCACACTTAGCGATGGTTCGCACATAAGCGATTGTCGGATGTCCCAGCCTAATCGGGAGGACTTCATCAACGCCCCAAAAACCGAAATAGGGTGTGATGGAGAGATAGGCGAGTGCATCGCTCACTGTGCGAGTAGTGTCCCCAATCTTCAGTTGAATTTCTTTCGGCAACGTTTTCGGATATCGCATCCCTTGAGCCATGATTTACCTCCCGGCCAAACCCGTCGTACAAGTCCGGCATCCACAATGCGGCGAACGCGGCCCATACCGCTGCGAGCAGCCTCATAATCGTTCTCCCATTCTCGCCATTGCGACACTGTACGCTTGGCATACCTGCCCCCAATGGGGGTGGTACAAATCCCCCTCTGCCGCCTCGAGCGTAAGGAACACGGGCACTTGGCCGCCTGCCAGTTCGCTATCGAGGTTGAAAAGGAACTCCCATTCGTCGTAGTCATTGATGGTCTTCGACGGTGCGCGACCTCCAGGCCCGAACCGTTGCCACGGCAGGCAGTCCGTTGGATCGCCGTCATAGATGCACAGTTCCCCCGTCTTCTTGTTGCGAATCACGTCCAGCGCCTTGAACTGGTGCTTCGGGTAGAGCTGCGGTTTGATCTCGGCGAGTACAGCTCGCAGGGGCGCACCTACTGCGGTGCGTGGTGGGAATACATCGTACAGTTCTTGTGCCGCCTTCCTGGTAATTGTGATCGTTTCAGTAGACATGTCATACCTCCGGCGTTTTCTTCTTTGGCGTCGCTTGGTCGTCGGCCAACAGGGCTTCGTCGGCCTGGATGGTCGCGCGGAGCATATTGGCCTCGGCCTGTAGTTGTGTCACCTGCGCTTGCTTGTCTGCGTAGGCGGCCTCGTTCTCTTGGATTCGCTCCCGGAGTTTCCGGGCAATTCGTGATTCTCGTGCCATGTCATTCTCCTGCACTTAAACTTGGTACTGGCGCGGCGTTCTTGCGGTCCTCGGACGCTTTCAGGGCCGCCGCACACTCGGCTGTATGCGCCCATCCGTCGATAGTATTCGTCATGCAACTCTCGCATCCGTCGGCGTTGCACCATTCGCAGTGGTGCGTGCATCGCTGGCAGCGTTCCTTGCCGCAATCGCAACGTTCCGATGGGTTCTGCGCCGACAGTCCCGCGCCACAACTGCTGCACTCGTAGTGTTCCGGCGTGGCATGGAATTCAGGTTCGCGATAGTCAGGGTCCATTTTGTGTACCTCCTACGGGCAGTCGGCAGGTCCGTCTGCCAACTGGCCCGAGAGTGAGTACGGATTACCGGGGAACAAGAACCGAGCCCTCCCTGGCCCGGCCTTGGCCCGTAACGAGCGCGCCTCGGTTTCGCCGGAACGCGTCCTTGCTCGGACCGCCGAAAGCGCGATTGTGGGTAAAGCCCGGCGGGCGACCGCCGAGCTTCGGAGGAGGGTGATGAAAAGGCTTGAACGCCCCCGGCAGGATTCGAACCTGCGAGCGAGATATACGATCCCGGCGTCCGATGGCGGGGTGACGCGTCGCCCTCTTCCCGTCCATAAACCGGGGCCATCGTGCGATAGGCCGCTACACTACTACGGGGGCATAACTGAGACCGGCGGGCCGGATTCCCCTATTCCGACTCCACTCACAGTCGTTGCGGTTTTGGCAGTCCTGGAGTCAGCCGTTAAGCTGGTTGCAACAATCGGAGTCAGTCACCTAGCGCTGCCACGCCATCGCCGGTCTCAATGAATCCCGCCGAGCGTCTCTGCTCGACGGGGGTGAAACAATCAGGAGTTGGCGGGCCGGACGCTACCCCGGCTGCCCGTATTATGCAGTTGTTCGGGTGATCTGGCGTCCCCGCCTTACGGCTTCGATCTTCGGCCCTGCTGACGTTTTTCCAGCACCCGGTCGTGAATGCGATTTCGTCACGCCGCCGCCAACTCCAATCGCAGGCTAGCGCCCTACAAGGACGGCACGACATGAAGCCGACGTTCACCTACGATGTACTCAAATGTTGCCCGGCTCATGCGTGCCCTATTGCCGGGCGATGCAACTTGGCCGTTACCGGCCTTCAATGGTTAGCGGCCCCTGACCCCGCGCTCGCAACATTCGTCACGATAGGGACAGCACGCAACATCCATACCGTCAAGGGCCGAATTACGCGGGAAGTCGGCCCAGTCATGGCCTGGCCCCCGGAACACATCCGGGATAGGAGCCTGTCTGTGCATCAAGTAAATAGTGTTGGTGGCGCGGATGTCCGATCCGCCCGGTTGGACCCGGAACGAACGGCGACAACGTATCCGCCCAAGCCTGTCGCTGGCTTCATCGATGACTCAATCAGGAGTTGGCGGGCCGGATTGGCTGATCGAGCCCCTACCGGCTCGTTTGTGGGACAAACGATAAAAACCTGCCAGATGCGACGGTCCTCTTACACAAGCCTCGCAGTCAAGGCTAATGAGGACATGCTGTGCTTGCACCTGCGAATATTCGTTTCACTGCCGATTGGCAGACGCCGCCTGCGTGTTCACACCACGCCGCCGCCAACTCCGTGATACTCAAATATTGGGGCCGCCCCTAAAGATGCGGGAACTGGCGGGACACCTGAATATGCCTGTCGTCTGGAACGCTTCGAAGGGCGTCCCCGTACCCCTGCGTCAACATGACATAGGCGAGATTCTGTGCCGCTCCCCACTGGGCGCCGCTGGGGCCAAGCTCCTTGACAAACGACGACTTAAGATAATCGCTGAATTGCTTATTCAGGTCGTCCTCGTTGTCTTTCAAAGGCACACCCCGTAATTGGCGTATCAACTCGAAGACCATCAGGTGAATCACCTGTTCATAACCAGGCCCGATGCCGCCCATTTCCACCGTAAACACAGACAACCCTGCGTCCCATCGACGAAGCGCTTCGTCGCATGTCTCTGGCAACGCTGGTATCTGCCTCGCCTCGGGATCGTCCACGGGCTGGTCCGGCGAGGCTTTGACCGGAAAGGCTACCGCCGTAGCGACGGCACCCTTCAACAAATCGCGTCGTCTCACTGTGTCTCCTTTCAGAAATATTGGGGCCGCCCCGAGGGACGAAGCAGCCCCGGCTCTGTTTGACCCAGCGTGTGCTGGGGGACTGAAAAGTAGCTTGCGAGGGCCGTCACATAAGATGTCTGTTAATATCGCCAGAGCGACACATAAGCGGTCTCACAACATATCTTATGAGACCTACGACACATAACATTTTTGTGCTGCCGAACCGATTTCCGACAGCAACGACATCTTTCCGTGACGATCATACTTTCGTGTGAGTTGCGTAGTTGAGTGTCCGAGTGCGTCCGCCGCCCGACTGAGCCCAACGGCGTCAATCATGGCGGTGGCGAAAGCCGCTCGTAACTCGTGATACCTACGCGGTGGCTCGATCTGTGCCCGGCGCTGTACGGCCCGGAACATCCGTTGAAAGTTCCCAGTCGGGTCCGGTACCCACGTTCGACCGACGCATCGCCGGTAGTAACGCGGTTCGACAAACACATACGGTTGACCTGACGGCAACGCTGCTATCAGGCCACCAATCAACCCGTGCAGATCCACCGTGCGCCCGACAAACCGCATCATCTTCGGCAACGCGACGTACCGGATCGCATGATCCTTGAGTTCCCAGGCCCAGCGGTCCGGTCCCACCGTCTTCGGTGCCAGCAGGATATGCGGCACGGTGGCATCCAAATGGATGTCCGCGACGGTCACGTTGAGCGTTTCACCACGCCGACAGCCCAGCAGTCCGAGACAGATGCGCCCCTGCCATAGCGGGTCGCCTACCGTCATCAATCGCGCCAGTTCGGCGGGCGTAAACGTCTCCCGCGCCGGTTCGGTAATCTTGAACGGTTTAACCCCGTCAAACGGATTTGCCGGGACTCGTCCGTGCCGCCTGAGCCAGTTCCAGAATGGCTTGAAGTTCGCGAGATAGCCGTTGGCCGTGCTTCGCGACCGCCCTTCTTTCACCAGCAGCGTCCGATAGTCTTCTGCTATCGCAGGGGTAACAGACCCAATTTCCAGATCGCCGAACCACTTGAGAAAGTACCGCAACGCCTGCTTTTTGAACCTTACCGACGATGGGCGTAAGTCAGATCGAGCCAGATATAGCTCGAAACAGCTTGCGATTGACTGTTGCATGATAACACCTACTTTCCAGTCGGCCCTCGCAAGCCGACCGCATCGTACCAACACCAGTCATAGGTCGCAAGACGTTATGTTTCCATTGTGCATCCTCATATGAACTTGCCAAAGAGCCGCAGTCTAATGTGTCGAGCCCATAATAGCGGGGGCGAGAATCGAACTCGCAATCTCTGGGTTATGGGCCCAGCGTGTTACCACTACACTACCCCGCAAGTCAATTTGTCTGAGAGCTACAACCACAGGGGCTACAGAATCAACTCGCTCGGACCGCAGACGAAAGATAAGGTCTCGGGGGGTGGGATTTCCGTGCCTTCCATCAGTGCGTGTCTGGCCTCAAAGTCCTCTTTCCATTTTCTCACTGCGTCGTTCCAATCCTTGGCCAAAACGTACATCGTGCCGTCTTCGCCCTTGATCACAAATAGGCTTGTTTCTGTCATCGCCTGTCTCCTTCTTGCCTACAGGGGCTATTTCTGAGCGGCGATACTGGCCGCAATCCCGCCCAATGCGCTCAAGACCGCCGGTTCTATGAGAGCCGCCAAGCGAGTCTCAACCATCTTCGTGACCCGATCCCGAGTGGCGGCAGATTGTAGTTGCCTATCGCACTCGGCCAGGACCAATGGCTCAACCATGTTCGCAATCGCCTGTTGCGTGTTATAGGCGTCTGTCGCCCTGCTTATCCCGTCGGCAACCAAACGTCGCACAACCGCTGGCGACAGGGCCGATGCAACCTCCTGAGCTAATGTTGGGTCTTCCATCGTGTCTCCTTCGCTGTACTTCCAGGGACTCACTTCTCCCGCAAACTCCGGCCGTCCCCAGTGCGCACCGAGACCCGGCCATTAACACGCTCAATCAGGACGCTTGTCCCTATCAGTTCGATTTCCGCGAGAGGTACATACGTCTGCACGGTCCCGTCGCAGACCTTCTGCACGGACCCGCCGTAGACCTTCTGCACGGTCCCGCCGTTGTAGACCTTCTGCACGGTCCCGCCGTAGACCTCCTGCACGGTCCCGCCACCGTAGACCTCCTGCACGGTCCCGCCGCAGGCCTTCTGCACGGTCCCGCCGTTGTAGACCTTCTGCACGGTCCCGCCGCCGTAGACCTCCTGCACGGTCCCGCCGTAGACCTTCTGCACGGTCCCGCCGTCGCAGACCTCCTGCACGGTCCCGCCGCCGTAGACCTCCTGCACGGTCCCGCCGTAGACCTTCTGCACGGTCCCGCCGTTGTAGACCTTCTGCACGGTCCCGCCGTAGACGTAGATTTGGCCTTCCGTGTGCTTTTCGCGCACCTCGCCAGGACCGACGACTTTCGCGTCACGCCACTGGGGCAAGACGGATCGGGCGCGTCGCTCAACATCGGCGGCGTCGTACCAACTCGGTCGAATATCCTGTCGGTCGAGGTGGTATACCCAATCCGTGAGGGGCTTACCCAGGTCCGCCATCGGCGGGGTTATTTCGATGCGGACCAATGTGGGTGTGCCGCGCACGTCCATCTCTTTCAACCTGAACTCGCAAATGATTTCTTCGTGCGAGTCCGTGTTCTTCGACCAAAAGACACGCTCTTTCGTTACGACAAAACTGGCCGGAATACACATTATCGCTTCTCCCTGAAAAAAATGGTCCGCACGCGACCCATTATGTAGCTCGAGGCCCGTTCGGCGATCCTACGCGCCAAAAAGGCCCGTCTCAGGCGTTTTGGGAGCGCCTGTAGGGCCTCACGGCCCACAACGGACAACCATAGTCCGTGCATGTGGCGATAGCTTCCCGCTGATGGCCCATACATTCGTGGCATTGGGCATTGACGGACGAGCGAAGGCTTTTGCCCTCGACCGCCTTGCGATAGGTCGCCCGGAAGCTCCGGGGCATGTTCCGCAGCCGTTGCTCGATAGCCTGTTCCCGGTCCAGGGCATCCATGCACGCCTCCCTGCAAGCTAAAATAGGGAGCGAGCCGTCCTTGACCCGCCCCCCGGTCCAACCGGCGCGGGGATTGCTGAGATCGACGGCCGGTGGAGGAGAATTTGCTTGACGACCCTGAATGTGCTATAATCTGTGTATCGCTACGGAGAGCAATTCGCAGGGAAGCACGGCTTGGGTCAGTCAAATGGAATCGTATTGTCGATCTCAGCATCATGTATATAGTATCGGCCTTGATGTACATTTTGTCAACACAAAAATCGACTTTTCAGGAGATGATAGGGCGTTGAACTAAACAAAACAATAGCCTTGAAAGACATAACTTGTTTTGATATACACACTTACATGACACGAGAAGACGAAAAAAATCTGGGCGTATTTCTGCCGATTAGCTTTGTGGATGCGTTCCGGCAAGATTCGCGAGGGGTGGATTTCAAACAAAAGACGATTCTGCATCGCCTCGTGCAGTTGTGGATGGACCTGCCATTGGACGCCAGAATTGAGCTGTACTACAGGCCGGAACAAGCTACCAAGGCGATTGTGGAATCTCTTGCGCCCGCTGAAACGGCGTCTGCAACCGAAGCCCTGCGGCAAAAAAAATCTTCGGTTTCTACGCCCGCCGACGTTCTCGCCGACGAGATTGTAACTGGCGCGTCAGCCGATGCTGCAAAGCAGCGGCGAAACCGGGCTCGAACTGCTCAATCTGCGAAGTCAGCCGCGCGACGGCCTGGCAAGTCCGCGTAAGGCCCGTCCCTTCGGGATGATTGGCAATGAGTCGGTCCAAAGTGACCGACAAATGCGGCCAGAGAGGATTCGACATGGGTATGATCGCGTCTCGAAACTGCAATTGCATATGTTCCTCCTTCCTATTCCGGGCAGACGTTATACCCAAAACAAGTCGCGACGTCAACCGGAAAAATCCTGGGGAACGTAGAATTAGGGGGCGACGGACGAGCCGAGGCGTCCAACGACCCCCTGCCGATTGGGGCTATTCCCCGTTGCATATCCGCGACAACTGGCCGTACAGACTGATTTGCCGTTCTGCCGGCGTGTCGCCCTTGGCCTCGACGCCGATCCATTTGGCTCGCTCGAATATCTTGGCCAGCCTGTCGTCAATGTCGGCTTGGTCGGCATTGACCACCATCTGTTCGCGGATCAGAGCCTGGGCTGTATCTCGATCTTTCTGTTCCATCGGTCATGTCCTCAAACGGGGTTTGCGCGGGGGTATATCTCGCAGGTTGTCGAGCCGTGCATGTACGCCGTTAAAGCCATCACGAATATCGTCTTTCAACTCTCGCATATCCTCATCAATTCGCTTGTGGCGTTCATCGCAGAGGGCCTTGTTGAACACGCCACCGTTGCCGTTCTTCCGCCTCTGCCGGTAGCCAAGGACGCCGCCGCCGGTAGTCACGCCGACCAGGGCGGTGACTAAAACGTAGATTATCCACGGACTACTACCGGCGGCCGGCTCTGCCGCTTGTGCCAGTATTTCCACCATGCGTCGCTCCTCGTTTTCTCGCTTTGCCAAAGGTCAGCGCCGCCGTCATCAACAGGATTATCGGCAACGGGCCGAGGCGGCTGGTAATCACAATAAACTGGGCCGCCCCGGACGGCGCTTCGCCGCTGCTGTAGTGGGCCCAGGCCGGCGTTGACTCGAACATCTGGAACGAGTCGGTGTAGAGACTGGCAATCTCGGCGGGAGACAGAATCCGCGAATATACCGTGACATGATCCAGTTGGCCATCGAGATCGGTACCAGTATTATCCCTCGGATCGACGCCAATGACAAAGTGTCGGCCGGCCGTATATTCCGGCGCGTACGCAAACGTGTCCTCACCACCGGCCGAGATTCCGTTGACGTACCAATTGCCTTTTTTCGTGCCGTTGACGAATGAGATGACTACCTGATTCCACGCACCGGCCGTCCACACTCCCGTGTCGGACGTCTGATTGCTGCCCTGCATAAAGACCAGCAGAGAGCCACTCGTATATATCCAGAACGACCAGCCACCGTTCCCCGTGTTTATATCATTGCCACAGATGACCGCCGCCTGATCGGAGTCTGGTTTAACCCAGGCGACGATAGTGAAATCGGACGAGGTAAATTTCAATCGCTCGGGGCACACACCGCAATCAATGTACGCGTCGCTGCCGTCGAACTCGACGGCCGGTCCGTACAATCCGCTCGACCACGCCGCGCCGTTCTTCAAGGTCCCATGATTCCCGTTGCCGCTTACATCATAGACCGTCCCCCCCGCCCCCTCATTCATCAGCCAGCAGCCAACGAGACCGTGGGCCAGGGGATGCGAATGGTCGATCAACTCTCCCAACATCGGTTTGGGTTTCTGCGGCGCGTAGGTCACGCCGCACAGCAATAGAATGAGCAAGAATCGTTTCATCAGGAATCATCCACATCGGTCAGTACGTTGTAATGGACTCGCACGGCGTAGGTCGCATCGGCGTCGGTATTGGTAAACAACACCTTCACTATCTGGAATGCCTCCGGGATGCGTATGGACCACTGGTCCACGATGTCATAGAGGTAATCGGCGTCGTCGTAGGTGTTGACGAGATTGTCCATGACTACAATATCGTCATCATTATCGTAGTCACCCGTATTCGTGACTAAACAGCTCGCGGTAATGTCGCCAACATCCAAGACAAAATACGTATCGCCGCCCGTCTCGAAATTCGTGGTGCTGGCCAGGCCGATTTCGTTCTGAGCCGCCGCCGCTTCCCGGTCGATGTCTCCGGCGTTGGCCGTGCCGCCTGTAGCCTCCAGCGTGAGGAATTTATGCCAGCATTCATCGGTCGCACCGCTCTTGACGAAAATGATGGCGTACGCGGGGTCTCCGGCGGCATTGGCGTCTTGGTGGGCCATGTCGATGTGCAGAACTATTCGCAGGGCGGAGTCCGCCGACTCGCCGCTATCCAAGACGGCGCTATCCACATACTCAGTATGGGTGTCGTCTCGCTGGTCCAACATTGTCCAGTCCAAGAGTTGCCCATACGACTTCGTGGCATCGAATGTTGCGGCATAGATCGTCGTCACCATCCAGAAAACCGCTGCGACAATCACAACGACGAGGCCGTAGCCAAACAGTTTGCGTTTCATCGTTGCCATTTTACTATCTCCTGTTTCTGCCTCTGCCTGTGGAGCGGGTTGTCTTGCATCCGCCCCTACCTCGATTGGCTCGCGCGCCCCGGCCGCTGCCATCGCGCTTCGGTGTGCCTCGTTTCGTTGCCATCAAATATCTCCTTACGGGCTCGTAATAGGTTCGTAGTACTCGACTTGGATCTGCACCCAGCTAATGTCGGTGGTAGGCAGATCGAGCATGATGATCTGTCCCGCCGCTATCGTGGCATAGGTGATCGTATCTTCACTCGCCTCGGTACTGGAACTGGTAGTGATCGCATCGATGGTCGGATTGACCCCGTTGATCGTTGTCGGGTCATCCCAGTTCTCTACGTTGATCGCATACGTGGAAGAGGCCGAGGTCTTAATGTGAATGTCGGTAACGACGACGCCGTGCGGGAACTCCGTGGCCTCAATCGCCTTGAGCGGCCAGTTGTCAATCTCCGCTTGCAGCAAGTCGGGGAAGGCCAACGTCGCGCTGAACGAGCGAATCAGCTTGCCCACCACCACATCGGTCGAGGCGGCCAATTCCGCGTGGGCGCTGCCATGTTGAATGACCACCGAGCCGTCGGTGAAGTCCAGGTCGATATCGCCGTCGGTGTCCGGCGTCTGGCCCTGCGGCAGTTCCAGGTCCGCTCCGCCGAAGTCGTAGTCACCGGTGCCGCTATCACCGTCGTTCTTGAGGAAGTCATCGTCTACATCGATCTCGTCGTTCGCTGCATCCCAGGTGCAGCTCGTACCGCAGTTGATCGTGTCGATGTCATCGGCTTGAATCGAATCGTTGTTGTACGATCCGGCAGTGATCGCCCCGGCTACGGTGTCCGGCGTGAGGGTAATGGTCACGTCCGCGTCGGTGCCCGGCAGTACGTCGTCGGCCCCGCCGGAAAGGCCCGTCCCGGAGCACACAATATCCACCAATTTCGCCGCCGCCATGTAGTCGGTGCCCGCCACGGCGGCGCTGATATTGCCCCCGCCGTCGGCCTTGACGATCCCGGAGACCGCCCCTACGACGCTGTCGGTCTCGGTGCAGTTGAGCGTGCCGCCGGTGATACTGAGCTTGGTGCCTTCTATGTCCGTGCAGGTCGTTGCGTCGGTAACAGCGTCCACGCCTGCCCCGAAGAAGTCCACCGCCGCGTCGCCCGAGGTCGCGACGGTATTGTCCCCGGTATTCGTGCCGGACACCGAAACCGCGCCCTTGCCAATGGTCAGTGCAGAATCGTTGTCGGCATGGCCGGTCAGCGTGACCGTCCCGGTATTGACCGTCAGGGCAGTGGTGAAGGTGGCGTTGGTGACAGAAGCAGCTTCGCCGGTACAGGTACCGGAGGAGCCGGTTACATCGCCGGTCACATTGCCCGTTAAGGCCCCGGCGAAGCCCGTAGTCGTGATAACGCCCGTGCTCGGCGTGTAGTAACACGTACCATCCGATTCCAGACCCAAATTGCCGCCGTCCAAGTCGCCGTCCGGGACAAAGACCAGGGGATTGTTCTCGGCCGTACTCTCATTGTCGGTAATCGTAACCGCCGTCGCTATGGCTGCGGTGCCCGTACAGGTACTCGACGTCAGGGTGTCGCTGATCCGGTCATCGGGGATTTCACCGGCGTCGAAGAAGTCGGTCGCGCTGTCTCCCGTTGCGGCATCCACGCCGGTCAGATTGCCGCCCCCGCCGCTGAACTCGGTAGCTGCAACCGTCCCGCTGGACGGGTTGTAGGTAAAATTGCCGTCGGACTCCAGGTTTGTGTTGTCGGTGGTGAACACGACCTCGTGCCCGTCGTCTGTGCTCTCGTCGTCAGCGACGGAGACCGTGCCGGCGGCCTCCCATGTCAGATTGCCCGAGCCATCGGTCTGCAACTGCTCTCCGGCATCTCCATCGTCGGGCGGCAAGGTGAACGTCACATCTGCCGCCACGTCGTAGCCCTGAATAATAGTCTCGTGGGCATCGGCGCTCGACCCCTCGAAGTGCAGGGTGTTGCCAGTCCCATCGGCAGTGAAGGCCGCCCCACTGGCCGAGTCGCCGACCGCCGTAATGTCCCCCGCCCCGGCAGCCGACCAGCTCGTCACGCCCGAACCGTTCGTAGTCAGGACCTCCCCGTTGTCTCCATCGTCGGCCGGCAGGGTGAGCGTGACATTCCCCGTCATCGCCTGCGCCTGCAACGTGAGCGTATTCGTGCCGTCGTCGGAGTCCTCGCCGATCACCACCGACCCGGCCGCCGCCTTGTTCCCACGGGCGTACACGACCGTATCGATCACGCCGGACCCCTGATTCCACAGCACGGTCCCCGCACCGATATACTTATTACCATGCACATCGCAGTCCTGCGTCTCGTTGTATACGAGGAGATGGTCGTTCGAAGCTTCGATTACATTGCCGCAGACGAGTCCGTTGCTGGCGACCTTCAGCGCGATACCGTTGTAGGCGTCGAGGATCAGGTTATTGGCGACGACCGCATCGTCACCGTCCACCTGAATGGCGTACTGGTCGGCGCAGTTCTGCATTCTACAGACGTTGCCGGCAACCACTACGCCGGACAGCACGGCGGCGGAGCCCCCTTCATCGACCCGAATCGCGGGATACGTCGTCTCGATGACATTATCCTTGACCTCGATACCGTAGCCGCCTGTATCCACATGGACCCCGTACCGCCCGGTCATGGTATTGCCGATAATGTGAATGTCGTTCGGCTCGTCGCCGGCCGCATCATTGGTGCTCACCAGCACGCACTCGCCGCTGGCATCATTGGTCATTAGATTGCAGTCTACCACCCAGATACGGTCGGTATCCGTCGTCGCGTCGGCATAGATTTGGATGGCCTCCTGCGTCCCCGAATCGCTCGTATCAATACTGCATTCGCTGATCCAAATGTTCGTAGAACGACTGATGCGGCAGCCGATGTACTGGCAACTCTCCAGGGTGTTGTTGTGAACGTGCACATCATCGCAGTCTCGATAGAAGTCGATGGCAGCGCCCTGATGCCCGCCGCCGGTATCCTTCCCGCAGTTGATGAAATGGTTGCCCGTCACTTGGCCGCGCACCACGCCACTCAGAAACACCCCGATAATCGCGTGGTCGGCGTCGCTGGGAGTGGCGTGGTCCATCGTGCAGTTCTGTACTCGTACGTCACTACACGTTGTAAAATGGAGGTCGCCGGAAGTCCATTCCGTGGGCGTACCTGGAACACTGCCTGTGAAGTAGCAGTCCTGAATCCAAATGTCGGAGGCGGTGTAGCAATCGATGTAATATTCAAAGAAGCCTTTGAAATGGCAATTCTGCACGCGAACGTGATTGCTCGTGTTGAAGTAGAGCCCTCGTTTGCTCGCCGGACTGCTCGGATTCCCCTGATTGCTCCCGTTCAGATCGAAGGTCAGGCCGCGCACGGAGATATAGTTTTCGCTGGTCGCCGTGAACAAATCGTCCGTCGCCGAGTCCTTCATCTTAATCGTACTGGCCCCAATCCCGTCGCCGAGTAGCGTGAGATTGCTCTGCAAGGTGAGCGCATCGGCGATGTACGTGCCTTCCGGGAAATAGATGGTACCGCCGCCGGCGGTGTTCGCCGCATCTATCGCCGCCTGAATCTCCGTACTACTCTCGCTCGTCCCCGTATCGTCGGCGTCGTAGTCCGTCTTGACATTGATGAACGGCCGGCCCAACTGGTCGCGGACGGTGCGCCCGTTCGCCAGCGTCGTGGTCGTGCCGTCGGTAACGTCGGTCCAGGCGGCGCTGAGGGACCCGATATCGACGCCCGTAGTCGCCAGCACCCAGGCCGAACCGTTCCAGTAGGTGTAGCCGACGTCACTGCCGAACCCGGCGGGCAGGTTCATATCCTCGGCGTAGTCCACTACCGGCGCCCGCAGCGCCCGGCCGACCTGCTCGGCGAGGTCCTGGACCATCAGCGTCAGTCGGTCCACGGAATTGCCCACTTCCCGTTCGGTCGGGGCGCTCTGCGTTCCGTAGCTGTTGGTCTGCGTGCGCGGCGTGGCCCGCTGCAAGACGATCTGGTAGCCGCTGGCGAACGCGGTAACGGTCGTCACCGTCCCGCCCGGCCCGTCCCGGAAGTCGTTGTTGGTGGCGGCCACGGAATAGCCGTAGGTGCCCGAGGAGTTCTCCGTCAGGGTCCTCGGGTCGCCGTCGGAGTCCACCAGGATCACGACGAGGTCCTCGTGGGTCGAAGCGCTCGTATTCCAGATGTCCCAGGAAAAGGTGAAGCTCTTCGTCGAGCCGTTGCAGGAATAAATTGTGGGTTCATAAACAGTCTCTACCCCCGCCCCCCACACCGCCGCCGTCAGTAGTAACGCCAGTACAATCGTTTTCATCGCGTACTCCTTGTCCCTTGCGTAGAGGCAGAACGTTTTTGCAGTTCAGCTCGCAACGTCGCCACCCGATCTTCATAACCCGTATGAGGGTGCCCCGCAGGATAGCGTCGCCCGTCACTGCGAGTGTACGGTTTCTTATATATGTGCGACGCGATAGCCTTGCGTAATTGCGCAAGCGTCATTGCATGAGGCGGGAAATGCTTCCAATTGAGGACCCTAACCGGATCAATAAGTAGCTTTTTCTCCCATTCTTGCCGCATATCGTTCGGCACAAAGTCGGGCTTGAGCACCCGTTTCACCTGCTCATTGTAATACTCTATTGCCCCCCAGGGATCTTTGTACTGATCCAATCGCCACGCCAATGCTTCGCGCTTCTCGCGAAGGTCCCAGCAGTCTCGCATAGCGGCACGTTTGCTCAAGGTATCCTCATCATAGGTCGGTCGCAATCCAATCAACGCTTCCATTGCGGCGACTGAATCATCCAGGCCCTTGTTTCGACTCTGACTGAATACGCTTACGGAAATAGGGACCAGCCTGCGTAACTCATGTGCAAACAGTTCGGCCATTTTCTCTACGAACGGGTCGGTCGGACGATAAACCATGTCGCCCTTCCAATCGTAGATCGCCTTGCCCAGAAACAGCGATTGTGCATCGTGAAGCATCTCAAAGCTGGTCGCCTTCATACCGCCAATCCGCTTGAGTGATTCCGTAACCGCTTTGTCCGGCCGACCGCGCAGGGTATTGAAGGCCACGTTCCAGTAATCTTTATCGTAGCTGGCCAGATCGATCATAATCCGGTCGCCGTGTTGGTCTCTCTTGCCAGTATCGATCTTCAATAGGTCTCGTACATCATCCAGATCCTCCGGTTTCTCAGGCGGCTTGCCAGTCAGGATTATCGTCCCAATGGTAGCAAGCGTCCCAGTCACTACCCACGAATTGACGATATTGCGTCGGGACCGCCCGGCGCTGTAACCCTCAGCCCCGCGTCCCCATTGGGTGGCGGCCTTGAACATCGTACGATAGTTGCCCTCCGCGTATCCCGGCGCCATGAAGATAAACCGTAAGGCGGTCGTTACCGTTCCGCTACGGCCAAAGAGGCGTTCGTTCATCATGCCATAGAAATTCTGCTGTTCTTTGATAAGCTCAATCTTCTCTACCGAGGTAAGCTCCCGGCCCTGCTTTCCGACCGCTTCGCCCACAGAATCAAGGTACTTACCGAACTTCACAGCCGGGATGTACTGCTCGAACATCCAGTTCACAAAACCAACGGGCACCTTAAACGGCGCCGCTACGCCTTTGAGGATTACCCTGGACCCTGCGTCGAGTTCGTGCATCATGCTCTTGACGGCGCGCTGGGCCTCGGACTCAATAGAGTATTGATGGCCGCCGCCGTGCTCAATATAGTCCCGGTACGCAGGACGCAGCGCGGGGTCTTTCGTCATGTTGGTAAAGAGTGCCTTGAAGCCCGTGCGCGACGTCCCTTTGTAGAAACCCAAGAAGCCGGTATCAGCGATAGATTGCTTGGCAATCTGCCAGGCGTGAAACGCGCTGCCGATGAACTTCAAACTGCGCAGGGCATTGTTCACCTTGCGCATCACGTTCAGGGCTTTGTTCTGCGTAATCTTATTGGTAGAAATCAGGCTGTTGATAAGCGCGGCCATTGTCGGTTCAACGCGCGCGTCGACAAAGGCCGGCTCCGGTCGCAACGGGTCCCCGATAAAGTCCCAATCGGCAGGCGCCTTGTCTGTTTCTTCAATATAGATACCCTTGCCCTCGGCCATCATGTAATCGTGCAACTGCTGCATGGCGGTCCGGCGCGCAATCGCCTGAAACTCCCTCCGCAGATTCTCTACGGGGTTCTTCGTTCGCGCTTCCAGCCCGAAGGCTTTGGCGTCGGCGTAGGTGGGAAAGCTCTTGCGCTTGGTATAACGATCGGTGGTCCGCCAGTGTTTGAGGAAAGCACTGACTTTGCGTCCGCCCTTGTAGATGCCGTAGAAGTAGTCTTCGACCTTACCTACATCCTTCCCGGCGACTTCCTGGAGGTAGCGATAATTGTCATCGGCGATTTCGTCCAGCGCGCGGCGAATCTTCGAGTCCTTTAGCGCCTTCGGCATTTTGGCAAAGGCTTCTCGTTGCAGCGCCCGCGCCTTGCCTTCAAGCCCGTGACCGCGCGAGAGCATCACCATTTCGAGAACGTTGTCCGGGTACTTTTGCAGTTCCTTCTCAAATTCACTTACGGTCGCATCGACGGCGTCCAGGCGGGCGTCGTTGAATTCCAGCGTTTCGGCCTCCGGCCGGTGCATAGCCTTAATCACTTCCGCATAGGGCGCACGGCCATGTTTTTCAATCACCAACCGGGCGGGCTCCAAACCTCGCAATACAGCGGCGTAGCCTGCCCGTACAGCGGAGACATCCAACATGCCCTTGTGGCGAGCCTCTTCTGAAACACCTGCGGGAGGCGGTGGGGCATATTCCTCCCTCGTCATCTCCCACGGCTCGCGGGCCTCTACAGCCCCCACCGATTCAGTCGTCGGTCGGCCTGTACGTAATGCCTCGCCACCTTCTTCGGCGGGCACTTCTTCTTGGCCTTCTTGCGCCCGGCGCTGCTCATGCACATCCGCATGAAGTTCGCCTGTTTCTGGGATACGCTCGGCATGTTCGGCCTCCTTTTCGGTAGTGGCTTCCCCAGGCCCCGCCGCGCCCGGCATTGTTTCTTGCGTCGCCGGGGTGATAATATCGTCTATTCGCGGCAGAACCAAAGACGGGTCATCGTGGACCGTAAGTGCGCGAAAGCCTCCAGCCCCGTCTGGGAAAAATCCGATGTCTAACTGGACTTGTGATTCAAAATTATGAGTTCCGGGGTGGTTCGCCGTAACCCAGCGCAGACTTCCGTCTTTGTTGAATGTTAGCGTAACCTCTATCGCCCCCCCTTCGCCTTCTTCTCCTTTTGGGACTACTCCTCGGATTCTCTTGGTGATGTCGCCCGTCTTAGGGCTTATTTCCTCTGTCCATTCCCCAGGCCCCGCCTCCCCCGGCGCTTTTGCCTCAACGGTCGGCTCGGTGGGTGTGGCCGGGGGCGGGGTCTGTTTTTCTTCGGTCGGTTTGGCTTCGGGTTTGGTCTCGGCTTGCTGTGCGGCGACCGCTTTCTCCCGTTCGGCTACGGCCGCATCGTACGTCTCCTTTGTAGCGACCATCGGCATCTGCGGGATTTCGGGCTCTGCCTGAGCCGGGGTCGTCGCCTCGGCGATCTCTGTGGCGGCGTTGAAGACCAGCGACCCGCCGCCTAAGAAGAACCCCGCCCCGGCCCCCCCGGCGAAGGCCGTCGGGGAGCGCCGTGTTATCATGTCCTCAACGTCGATATCTTTATCGTAGATGATCGTTGCGGCCCCGGCCCCGACCCATTCCTGGGCCACTTCTTCGAGTCCCTCCTTGATCGAGGCTTCAATATGCTGTTTCCCGAGCTTGCCGACCACGCGGGCAATCTTCTTCAAGGCGCGATCGCTGGCCTCGCCGGCGAACTCCTTGGCAACCGCCTTGGAAGCGCCCTTGCCCAGCTTCATAATGTGGCCGACCTGCGCTACTTCAATCACGCCGTTGACCGTTCCCACGACGTAGCGGGCCATCTGCGCCTCTTCCTCGGACGCGCCGTCGGCCAGGGCTTCGCGGTAGGCGTTATCGCCCTCCACCACGGCCCCGACGAGAAAGCCCCCGGCCGCCCCGCCGGTCGCCAAGGTCGCCCCGGTCGCCAGACCCATCATGGGCGCCGTTTTCGCGACGGTATTGGCCAGCCAGCCCCCGGCCCCGGCCCCTTTGCCAGGCTGAAAGAGCGGCGAACTGGAATAGTCGTAGAGCTGCTGGGCGTAATCGTCCCACGCCGCCCCGACCCGCTCCACCTTTGCGGCATCATAGTTGAACGGACCAAACCGCGTGAGGCCGTAGAACAACGGCGACCGGGCCACGCGGCGCAGTGCGCTGCCGAGCGTCCCTGCGGCGCTGCCCTCCACATTGGCGGCCCCCGATTCCAGTCCCATCCCGATTTCGTCCAGGACGCCGCGATACTGACGGCGCAGAATGAGCTGGTCCAGGGCGGCAGCCTTATCGCTCTGCGAGCCGGCCTGATCGTAGATGCCGAACAGATCCGGATAGCTCAGGCCCGTCTGGTCGTGATCCTTCACCATGTCGGCGGCCACTTCGCTGCGGGTCTTCGTCGGCAACGGCTCGACGCGCGGACCCATCGCCCCGAACCCAAACTGCGTCCGTCGCTTCTTCGGCTGGGCTGCGTCGGCGGCGGTGAACGCTCGCTCGATATCGCTGTTGACCGTATCGGCGGCGGCGAAGGCATCGTCAATCTGTTTGGTCGTAAAGGTCGCCATGTCCTATCGCATGAAGCTCGTCGTCGGTACCTCGTTCATATCCATGCCTAACGGCACAGGCTTCTTATTGAGTTCTTCCAAGAACGCCTTTCGCTCGGCGTCGCTGTAACGGCGCACCGTCTGTTTCTGTTTGTCGCTGAGTCGGGGCCAGATCTTCTCGAACCCGGTGGGTATCGTTTCCGCATCTGTTTTCGGCTCCGCCGGGGCCTCCTCTTCGGGCTCCGCGTCCCACGTCTCGCGCACTTCCAGGATAGTGGCCCGGACTTCCCGCTCGTACGCCGCCCGGTCGATAGGCTTGTCCTTGGTGAAGTTTCGCTCGACCCAGACGTCCATACGCCGTCCCACTTCGCCGCGCATGGCAATCTGCTGCTCCACGGGGAACGGTTCGTAGGTATTGTCTGGCGGGGCTTGCGCCAAGATTTTGGTCGCGTCGGCAATGGCCGTACGCCGCAGGTCGGCAACGGCCTTATCGTAAACGTCCCCCCGCTGGCGAATGAAGTATTTGGCGTCGGTATCATCGAGGTACGGGCTCTCGCGCAGGCGGATTTTCTCGTACTCGTCCTCGGAGATATCGCCGCGCCGGTAGTGGTCCAGGGCGGTACTGATTCGGTCGTAGGCTTGCCGGCGTTTACTGATACCGGGTTTGGCCTTATCTTCCCAGACCGACATACAGGCATCGTAGGCCTCCTTGCCAATGCCGCCGGCGGCGTAGAGTTGCGCCAAATCAACGATGGAGTGCATCTGTCCCTGCTCGCCCCCGCTCGTGCGGTACGTAACCATATCGGCATAGGCTTGCCGGCCCGCATCGAGGACCGCTTGCTTTCTCTCCCGCTCGGCCTCTTTCTCCTGCGCGTCTTCGGCGTCGGCAATCACCTTGCGCACCCTATCGGCCAGGCCCGCCGTTGAGAACATATCGGGCGTTAGGGAGGCGAGTGCCATATCCGGGTCCTTCTCCGCCAACTTGTAAAGGAACTCGGACTTGGCCCAATCCAGGAACTCGGCCTGCTCGTCTTTCGGCCACCACTTCAAGTTATGTGCAATCGCCTCCTTGAGGCCCTCCTCATCGTGCGTATGACACAGGGAGAGAATCTGCTGACGAGACTGGTCCTGGCGATAACCACGCTCGACGGCCTGCAAATTGGTGGTATAGGCATAGAGATTTTTCTCGCGCATCTGATCGCTGTACGACATGAATTCGTCCCGTACCGATTCCGGCAACTGTTCCATTGCCTTCTGGACCGTCTGGTCGTGGGCGATTCCATACTGCCCGGCGCCCCACTCAAAATCCTCGTTCGTGAGTTCCGGGTCGTTCAGGCGATCACGCATCCATGTCGCCATTGCAACATGGGTCGCAACCTTGGTATCACTGAGCTTCTGGCCGTCGCGCTCGTCCTTCTCCCGCTCGAGCCGTTTCTGCCAGTCGGCCCCCAGCGCCGCAATCGCGGCCCCCATATCGGCCACGCCGCGCCACACTCGACCTGAACCCGACGGCGGCGGCACGGCTTGACTGCCTTGAGGCACTCTCTTGGAATATGGTATGTAAATCGGCATCGGCTCTACTCGAATACGTCTGAACTTGCGATACTGTGACCGGCGCTGATACCGCCAGCCACCATCGCCAATCTGCCCTGCTTCTTAGCGCTCTTCGCTTGCTTCTTGGCGTAATAGGCACGGATACGGTCTGCGTTGACCTGCGTCTTGCGATCCCGCCAGGTCATAAGTTTGTCCAGCGTCATTTCCCGCAGGCTGGTACGAAGCAAATCGGTAGCGCTGCCGCGCATCTCCACGCCGCTGCGTGCCAGTTCGTTCGTGATCGAGCCCATCGCACGGTTGATCCCGAGCGAGGTGCGCCACGATTCGTAGGCCGCCCGTTGGGCCGTCTCCCTGGCCCGAGCCCAGTACGATGCCGCGTGCGCCTTGGCATCGGACGCGGCGGCGTCATGCGAGCGCTTGGCGGCGTACCCTTCGAGTCCCTTGCCGCCGACCTGCATCAACATTGCTATCATTGCTGGATTCATTCATTCCACCTCGTATATGGGTGCGAGCACGCGCACGGTAAAGGGCCACGGCTCATCCACCACCAGGCGATATTCCGCCTCGCGCCGCCAGCCGCCGAACGGGGGCAAAACGACCGAATCGGTAACAAGTTCCGTCCCGCTGGTCCAGGCCAGGCCCGAACGGGTGTTGGACCAGTCGATTTCGTAGAGATTGTCACTATTGACGCCGAACGACCCGCCCATCGAGCAATACACGTTCAGGTACAGGCCGGTAATCTTCTTGGACCGACTCATCGTCGTGCCGGTATAGAACGTGAGGTCCGAGGGCTCCGGGGCCAGGATGGAGGTAAAGGGCAAGCCGACGGCCGTCTGGTTGGCGTAGTCATCGGCCGTTACCGAGCCACTCGCGACCAGCTCGTCACTCATTACGCCGTCGTTGGTATAGACAGTGACGGATTCGCCCTCCAGGTGCGACAGGCTGAACGTGTTCTCTACGATCTGTACGGTCCCGCCCGACGTGTAGGCGGTGTAGCCGCTGGTATCCCAATCGGCATCGCCCGTACTGTCGAGACTGAAGGTCTTGGACCCTTCCGTCGCATCGTCCACAGTGAAGATACGATTGTTGATCTCCGTCATGCCCGAGACGGACGTAATGTAGACGTTGTCCCCGTCGTTCAGGCCGGAAGGCCAGGACGATACGGTCACTACGCCGGGGTCGGCCTGGGTAATCCCACTGATATCGACCGCCGCCCCGCCGTCGAAGGTCGTACCGGAGTCCACGTAGTAACAGTCGGAAATGTCGGCGTCCAGATCCAGATCGTCGAAGTATTCGACCATGTACGTATCGGTGCCGTCGATCTCGCGATTGACCACCGTCCAGACCTGGTCGGGCCCGCTGGCCTGGGGGATAACGGCTACCGAGGTATAGTCGCCGTCGGTCACTTGCCGAGACCAGGCGACAATCTCGTACTCCGGCCGGTAGTACATGGTCGCCAGTTCGCCGTTACCGCACACGCACCAAAGGGTCGGATAGGGCGTCTCCTGAAAGGCCATTTGCACGACGCCGTCTTCCAGAACGTGCTCGGCCAACTGCGTCAGATCGGCCCCGATATAGGCGCGTTGGGTATCGTTGTAGAAGCACTCGAAGACGTGCGTACCCGTCCGGTCCAGGCCGAGGAACATATTGGACGCCTGCACCGGCACATGGGCCATGCAGCTCTGCGCGTAGGCCGATTGCACGACCGGCGGGGCCGTCGGCTGGTACGCCTGCCCGATCTCGTAGACCTTGCTCAAGGTCCCCGCCAGTAGCGTATTGCGATGGTCGCCGAGCAGCCATTGGATGTAGTCCTGGCGGGACTCGCTCATTGTGTACCAGAAGGCGTCGTCGTCCTCCATACCCGGCCGGAAGCTCTCCAGGTTCTCGACAGAGGTGAAGTACAGATCGAGATCCTTGGCGTAGACCATGCGTCCGGAGTGCATTGTGACCGACGTCGGATAGCCTACCGCACTGCCCCAGGCCCCCAGTCGCCAGTATTTCGTGATACACTTCCAATTGGAGTCGTAATCCGTCGCGGGCAGTTCGTCCTTGACCGTTGCCGAGACTACCTTGGCGCTCGTATAGGCGGTAATCTCGGCCATGCCCGGATACGACGCCTCCTGCCGCTCCATCGTCACTCTCAAAGTGCCGGACGTGTAGTCGGTACAGGCCAGACGGATCAGTACGTTTTCGCCCCAGCTTGCGACGTCGCTGTATTCGAGGTTCCAGGACGTTGCCGTTGTCGTTTCCGTCGTATAATCCGATTCGATCTCGCCGGCGGCCCACGTATAGGGTGAGGTGTAATCGTCGCTATCGAAGTCCAGTAAGACCTGCAAGGTGACTTGCCCTTTGAACGTCGTGGACTGGGCGGTAACGGCGAACCCCTGGCCTTCCCCCAACATGATCGGCTTACTGACATCTCCGCTCTCGTCGAAGACGGCCGTTTCGCGGTACGCCTTCCACGTCGTCAATTCGCTGTACGGCCAGGCTACTTCCTCCCGCCATTCTCTCACATTGCCCCAGCCGGTGAGACGCGAGTCCATAAGCACCTGGAGGGCGATCAAGCGGCCGACGTCGGTCGCTGCGAACGTATCGGCGCTGGCGGTAATGGTGATAGAGCCGCTAATGTTACTGGCGGTCATCGTCGTGCCCGTTTCGTCCTCGTCTAAGAACGGCCCGTCGGTAAAGTCCACGTCGGCAATGGTCCAGGATGAATGCCCGGCACGTGTGAGCTTCTGCGGCGGGTGATCCTCCTGTACCAGGTACATGACGTCGGCGAACTGGTACGCCTGGATCTCGAACAGATCGGCGGTTGTGAATACGGTGGCAATCTCATAGGCGCTGTCCCCGCTCACAATCTGGGCGCCGCTGCGATAGAAGCGCAGTTTCAGATTGGTGAACTCGAGGATATAGGCGTCCGTCTCCGAGTAAATGAAGGGCATCAGGCGCGCCGCCGCCGTACCCCGCGCGCCGGCAACGTAGACACTGCCCGGCCGCCGCGTCGCCGCGCCGGTCCCGACCACCAACATATTCTCCAACGTCTGACAGCCGGTGCGATACTGCGGCAGATCGAAGCGTCCGTGCAGCAACGGGGACAGTTCCCCGCCGACAAAGCCCGTGTGCGGCACGCTCAAGGTACTGCCCGCCGCCGTCGCGGCCAGGCAGAGAATGATAACGATTGTTTTCATAGTCCCAGCATCTTTCCGTTGCCCACCGACGCCGGACCGAACAGGCCGCCGGTAATATTGAGACTGCTCCGCGTCGTCTGCCGGCCCATGCGCCGCTTGCGTCGTTCCTGGGCGGCGAGAATCTCGGCGGACCCGTAACCGGGCATCTCCGGGGACTGGATACTGCCCCTCATCAAACTCTGCACCAAACTCAAAAAGGCCATTACGGTAGCTCCACTGTAGGCTTCGCGTCGCCGGACGCGGCAATATCGATCCACGGTTGCGGGGTGATCCGTTTGCGTTTCCGCTGACCCGTATACCGGCGGGCCTGGCCCAGTTGGAAATCGTAGAGCTTCAATAGCTCTAACCGGAACTTCGTTTTGCCCATCGCCCCGGCCAATAGGAACGCCAAGTAGCCGGCAATCACCAGCTTGAGGCCGTGGGAGAACTTGCTGGCGTCGCCGATCCGCCGCACGTACTTGAGGTAGACGTCGGCAGCCTCCTGATCGGTAACGAACTGGTCGCCCGCCTCGTTGTACCAGTATTCCGTTTCTTCCGGATCAATTCCGTTGTCCGAGGTCCGCAGATCGCGGTCCACGACCGCAATGATCGCCACGCAATCGGAAGGAATGTTGTAGACGTACAGTTCGGCGTCCTCGTTGCCGGGGAAATCGTCGTAGGATGACAGTGCGGTAATCTCGTCGTACTTGACCGCTTCCGGCGGGCGCAGGTCCAGTAAGGCATGTTCCGTCGCGGTGCGAAAGAGCCTCTCGCACCAAACGGCCGTCGGGTTGCCCCCATCGCTGATATCGGAAATCGCCGATTGCGACGCGTCCGTCGCCCCGCCCAGCATGGCCAGGGCCATATTGGCAATCTCCGTCTCGTACGCCCCGTAGCTTACCAGCGACAGCACGCCCGAAGCGCGTGGGATGACCTGGTCGGATTCGGGCTTGTGCAGGTCGCCGCTCTCCTCCCAGCTCAAGCGCCATTCGCTCTCGTAATCGGGCCAGGCCCCGGCGGCGATGGACAGCGAGTACAGACCGTCGTCAACGTGCGTAGCGGTCCCCGCCGAGCCCTTGGTCGAACTCCAGGCCGATGTCGAGGCGATCCAGTATTTGCCCGCCTGGTCCCCGGCGGTGCAGCGCAGGTAGAAGTACACATCCCCGGTGGTAATGGGACTGTGGTCGGCCCGCGCGATAACGGTGGCGTAGACCGTATTGGCTTGATCCGGAATCACGCACTGCATCAGATTACTCCTCTACGAGCAGGTAGAAGTCTCCACTCTTACCGCTTCCGCCCTCGGCCACGGCCACCTTGACCTTATCGTTGTGCAAGGGGATACGGTCGGTTTGCGTGTTGGCGCCCTCAAAGAGCAGGGCCACGCCGGCGTTACTGTGAAGACCGATACGCGGATACTTTATGGCAGAGGCGTTCTGGGTGAGTTGCGTCCAGACGGTTTCCCCGGCAGTATTCAAAGTGATAGTGAAATCCACACCGTCGGCGAAGTCCACTTTGACGTAGCGCATCCGCACGATATAGCCGGAGACGGAAGGGAAGTACCCTGTGGCGATTCCGCCGCTGTTGGTCGTCAGCGTTAGTTTGTGTTCTGTCAGCATGAGTCCAATCCTAAAGGGCGCAGTCCGAGACGGGCGGAGACAGGATGACCCGCCCGGACTGCACCGGAAAAACAACCTATTTCTGTTCCGGCAGCTCTTCCGTCGGGATGAACTGCCCTTCGATGACCGGAGGGGCCTGCATCTCCAGCTTGAGCCGGGCATTGTCTCGGCGCAGTTGGAGGATGTCGTGTGTCAGTTGCTCTTCGGTCTTAATCACCTTCATCTGACTGATGCGCGCCTTCGTAGCGCGCAGGGCCTCTTGCATGGGGTCATTGGAGTGCAGCGTCATCGTGCAGCCCGACAAGAAGATGACCCCTATCAACGTAGCAATCTTTCGCATTACACAAGCTCCTTACTGTCCGGCATGGCTATAAACGTAGAGGTAAGCGTTCTCGGCGGTGCCAGTAATGCTGATCTTGATGGCGCCGATCTTATCGGTATTGGCCGCTGTATGCGTCGTATTGGCCGTGTATACAGCGGCGTCCGCATTGCCGAACGTGAACAGGTAGTCGGGCACGTCCCCGCCGGAATCGGCGTTGAAGTGGATCATCGACGTGGTGTCGTCGATCGGCCCGGCGTCCGCGTGGACCTGATACTCCAGGTTCAAGACGCGCAGCTTGCAGTTCACCAGTTCCGGCGCGGCGGCGGCGTAGATACCGACGTCCGCTCCGGCGAGGATGGCGTCGCTCCCGTCGGTCGGCGTACCGGCAGTGACGTTGAGCCAGGAACCGAAGGCATAGACCTTCCCGTCCGTATTGCCGGTGATATTGCCCTCGACGTACGCCCCGACGCCTTCGGAGGCGGTCGCCCCGGCGATGGAGCCGGACAGCGTCGTGCCCTTGGCGCCGTCGGCGACGGCGGTAGCCGTGATGGTATTGCCGGTGAGACCGGACAGGGCGACGGCCCCGGTCGCAGCGCTCGCGGTAATGCCCCCAGCCCCGGCCGTCAGCCCAATCGCATCGGTGCCCGTACCCGTGCTGTTGAGTAGGATGCTGGAATTGGTGGCGCCGGTCAGACCGATGGTGAAGTCGTCGCTGTCGCCGTTCGTCGCCAGGGAGATGTTACTGGCGGCGTTGGAGCCGTCGATGGAGAAGGCGCCCCCGGCCAGGATATCGAGAGTTGTCGCCGCGTCGATGTCCAGGGCGGCCCCGGCGTTGATGTCGAGGTCGGACGTGCCCGACTGGATGATGGTCGCCGAGGTCGTGCCCGTCGAACCAATAGTGGTGGAGATACCATCGACGGTAACGGTGTCCTTGGCACTGCCGACGGCAATGGTATCGGCGGTCGTGTTGTTGGTGCCGACGTTGATCGCGTTGCCGTGGGTGTTCGTCCCGATATTGATAATCGAGCCGGCGCTACCCCCGTTGAGCGTGACGTCGTCGTTCGAACTCATTGTAAGATCGCCGTCCCCGGCGGTCACGACGATGGTCGCACCGAGAATCGTCGGCGTATCCTTAGCACTGCCGATGTTGATGTCATCCAGCGCGGTGTCGTCCGTAGCGATATTCAGGACGTTGCCGTGGGTATTGGTCATCAGGTTCAGGATTGAACCGGCGGACCCGCCGTTCAAGCTCACGTCATCGGTCGCACTCATGGCCAGATTGTCCGTCCCGGCCGTGATAACAATGGCCGAGCCGAGAATCGTGGGAGTGTCCTTGGCGCTACCAATGTTGATGTCGTCGAGCGCGGTGTCATCCGTAGCGATATTCAGGACGTTGCCGTGGGTGTTGGTGCCGATGGCGATAATAGAGCCGGCGGAGCCGCCGTTGAGTGAAACGTCATCGACGGCGGATAGGTCGAGGTTGCCCGTTCCGGCCTTGATGGTCGTCGAGCCAGCCCCCGCGCCGTCGCCCAGGGTAATCGTCTTGGCCCCGGTCCCGCCGTCGCCGATGGCAATGGCCAGTGCGCCGGTGCCGCCGATTGTCACCGTGCCGGTCGAGGTGCCCGTATTGATATTGGTGGGGTCGTCGGCCGAGACGTTGACGTTGACGCCGTTGGAGCCGCCCTTGATCGTGGTCGTACTCGACGTGGTACTGCTGCCGAGGGCCACGGTTTTGATGCCGGCCCCATTGCCGATGTCCACGGCTTGCGTCCCGGTGCCACCGATGGTAATGGTGCCCGTGGTCGTACCGCCCCCGATACTGGTGGTGGACGTGGTCGCGCTGTCGTTGATCGACACCGTTCCCGTCATCGTCTCGCCGCCGGTACAGGTAAAGAGCCCGTCCGAGGTGATCGTACCGAGCCCGGCCGCGTTGCCGGCGGTGCTCACCGTCCAATCGCTGGACGAAATGGCCGTAGTGCCACTGGTATTGCCCAAGACGGTGGCCGGAGTAGCGGAATTGGTAACGACCAGGGCCCCCACGTAGCCGGCGCCGACGTCGTACCCGTAGACGCCCACGCTCTGAGCGGTGGTCGTCGAGGATTTAACGCCTTTGCCGTGGGCCATCGTAATATCACCGGACAGGCCGAGGCTGGAAAAGCCGCTCATGGCCCCGTCGCTACTAATGTCCCAGGCCGAGGAGCCGACGGCGACACTGGCGGAGTTGTTGCCGAGCGTTACCGTACCGGAATAGGACCCGGTGCCGATATTGGTGGCGTCCGAGCCGCTGGCGTTGATCGTCTGCGTCCCGGTCGCCGTCAGATCGGTTACGCCCGTAACGGCGCCGGCGGTCGTAACGTTCAGGCCCGTTGAAGTGACGGCTAACGAGGTTGTCGCAGACCCCAGGACCAGGGCCGGCGTGGTGTCGTGGTTCGTCCAGCGAAAAGCGTCTACGTAGGCAGAATCACGACGCACGCCGATGCTGCTGGTATGGGCGGCGGTTGTGGAGCTGTAGATGTCCACCCCGTTCGCCAGGGTCACGTCGCTGCTGATTGCACCGCCGGTGAACGTGCCGGAGCCGGAAATGCAACTCGACACGGTGCCGCTGGAGTCCTTGAAGTAGAGGGTGGTAGTCCCGCTGTCGTCGGCGACGTAGAGGCGGCCGTGATTGGCCGCCGGACTGCCCGGAGCGCTCATCTCGGCAAACTGGATATAGGAATCCGTATCGAGCAGATTGCCGAAGGCACTGGTGCCCTCCAGCAAACCCTCGACCTCGTTACCGAACAGATAGACCGGGTCCAACGTCGTACTCATCGAGCCGATGAACGAGACGTAGTCAGGACTGACAATATTGCTGGCACTGTTGGTCATAGCCGCCGGGGCGCGCGGAGCGCCCCACAGCATCGCCAGCAGTACCGCAAAGAAGATGCGTTTCTTCATGATAGTGTTCTCCTTTCGCTTCGTTCCTTACGGCGTACCGACGTTGCTCACGTACTTCTGGTCGGCCGTGACATTGAACGGCGGCTTGCCGTTGAGCAGCAGCGAATCGACGGTCAGAACGGCCGTGCCGGTGGCGTGCGTGTAGTACCAGCGAATGTATCGCTGGTTGCACTGGACCGGAAGCGTGCTGCACCAGATCGTCTTGCCCGCCGTCTTGAGCGGGGTCGATTCCGGATCGGCGGTGGCAATGGCGCTGCCGTCGCTATCGCAAATGGCAAACAGGCACGTCGGGGTACTGAAACTACTCTCGGTGTCCATCTCGAAGGCGAAAATGAAGGTCTCACTCTCACCGAAATCCTCGGCCACGTTCGTGCGCAGCCACAGCCACAAATCGCCGGTCAGGCCGACTTGCTGGCGGGCCACTTCGAGATCGAGGTAGGCGTCAGAGGCAGCCGCGCCATTAACGAGCTGGGCATCGGAAAATTCTCCCAAACTGTTTTCAATCAACATAAGAAGGTACTCCTTATCCTTAGACGGCGGCAACGGCCGTCTCGGTGATCGTCAGGGCATCGCAGGTTTGGATGGGGATAGTCCCACCCCACATCGGCATCTCGACGTTGTAGGGATTGTCCCGCGAGAACGTGACGTTCTGCTTGGCTTCGAGCAAGACGTCGAAATGGGTCTTGAGGCGACGGGGAATATACATCCAGATCGTACCGTTGCCCTCGGTGAGCCCCTCGTTGACGCAACGGAAAATCAGCTTCTTGAGACTGGCGCTGATAGAGTCGATGGAGCTCTCAATGTTGCGGATACGGGCGACGCACTTCTGGTTGGGCACCGCCAGGCCGTGCCACCATTCCCACTCTTTCGTATAGACGTACCGCCAGGTATCGCTGGACCACTGCTTCTCGCGACCGTTGTCGGTCTCAACGATCCCGTGGCCGGTATCGCCGGTGGGTGTAATGACGTGGACCTGTTCGGCCCCCCAGCGGAAGAACCAGATGCTACAGGTGTCGCTGCCGGTGCCCTCGGCGTCGTAGACGTTGACGTCGGCGGCCGTCGAGGTGTCCGGGTTCTCCGGCGAGTACGTGCTGTCGTTGTTGTCCGGCGTCTTGTAGCGCTGTCCGAAGCTGCGGAAATACTCGGGCTTGGTGCTATTGTCGCCGTAGAACCACCAGTTCATAACGCCCTGGCCGAAGCCCTCGCGGTGCAGGGCCTCCATCGTTACCATTTTCGAGGCGCCTTCCAGCTTGATAACGTCGGCCGGTACGGCGCAGGCGCCGTCGAAGATACTGATATCCTCACTGTACGGCGACATTTGCGCGGTAGTGGGCGTAACGTACCCACTGACCTTGCGCACCGTCGGGGCCGGTAAGGACGTAGCTCGCGTGCCGGTATGGCCCATCTTCTCGTTGGCGGGAAAAACCGGCGCGTCCTTGAGCGGCGGGTTCTTCTCGAACATCGTCTTCACGACCCTGCCCTTAATACCGGCGAGGCCGAGAAGGCTGTAATAGGTACTCAGCCCTTGTTCAGTTGCCATAGGTGAACTCCTTGATAAATCAGATTGACACTCGACGAGAGGTGTCCACCTACGGCGGTGGGGTCTCTGATAGCTTGTTACCTGCTCAGGACCTCACAACGAGGGGTATCTGAGACTCAGCAGATACCGGATGTCCGCGCTTGCGGGGCGGCATCACATATGGGTACGTACTCCCAACATTACCGAATGATTGTGACCGCCTCGAACTGATGGGGCAGATACACTCGGGTTTTGTTGGGCGATCCGCCGGGCTGTTGGATTCCGCACCGAACGATCCGTTCCAGGGCCGCATCGACGTGGCTTGCGGGCACCTTCAATCGGTGCACGGAAGCGCCGGTAATATCGACCCGAATCTGAACGTTCGCCTCGACGGGCTCTGCCGCAACGGGCTCTGCCTCGACGGGCTCTGCCTCGACGGGCTCTGCCTCGACGGGCTCTGCCTCGACGGGCTCTGCCTCGACGGGCTCAGGCACTTGGGGTGTCTCTTTCTTCTTTGCCATGTACGATCCTTTCTTCTACGGGAAGGTTCTTGTCTTGAACGAGCAGAACGCGCTGGCCGATTTCGCCGATACGATAGTCCATCGCGGCGCGAGCGCTGCCGTCCTCGTCGTCTTGTATCCAGAGTCGATGGCCCTGGTAGGTGAAATTAGTTGCGTCCAGTTTCATAGTTCAACCCTCGGGTCGGAGGCCAATTGGTCCCAAAGTTCCGGCCGTTTCGGGTACATCGCCTTGACGGTACGGAGCCGCTCGGCGTAGGCCCCGCCCCCGGCGGGCATCGTACTGGTGTCGGGCGTACCGGGCTCGGCCAGCAGCTTGCCGTGCAGCGAGGCGAACAGTCGGTACAGCAGGGGATTGTCGCTGCTGCGCAGAAGCTGTACGAGGCGGCCGCCCTTTTCGCCCCGCTCCTCTTCACTAAGCGATTCGTTGTCCGCGACGAACAGCGTATCGTCGTAATGCTTGGCGAATTGAACGGCGTGGGCTTTGTGTTCCGGCGTGCTCTTACCCCAAATCCGCTCGTAGAGCTCCTCCATTTGGGCCGTGCGCTCGTTCTTCTCCCGCGTGGCTTCGTCGGCGGCCTTGGTCTCGGCGGCCAGGATCGTGCGCACGTCTTCGAGGCGCCGCGTAGCGAGGGTCTCGAACTCAACGTCGGTCAAGCCGAACTCGGCGGCCTCCTTTTTGAGGTCCTCTACGAACGTAGGCAGCCGGTTCGTCATCGTCTCTTGGAGATCGTCGGGGACTACCAGCTTATAGTCCTCCGAGTTCTCGTGCGCCCCCAACCGCAGCCGGGCGGCCTTGAGTTCCGGCAGGTACTTCTCCGGCGGCTGGGTCAGATCGAGCGGTGCAATCTGCTCGCTGATCTTCTTACGCTGCTCGAAAAACGCCCGGCCGAACGCCTGGCGAGTATCATAGCGCGAGACGGTAGGCAAATGCTCGTCCGGGTCGAAGCCCCAGGATTCGTCCTCGTACCACTTGGTCGTCGGTTCGGCCTCTGGGAGGGTCGCGTCTGTGTCAGTCGGCATTAGGTGTCTCCTTCTTCTGAATCAGGTCAATTTGATAGCCGGCGGCCTGCAAGAGCCGCTTGGCGAAGTTCTGCTCGACCACCTGGTCGTGGTCCGCGACGCGGGCGCCCATATCAAGGTGCCCCATCGCCGCGACGATATGGGCGGCATCACCGGAGATGTCCCGCCGCAAGATCTGTGCAACTGCTACGGAAGCGTCGGTCTTCACGCTGTCTCCTTTGCTACTTGACTGAGGTTGCGCGCCGCTTCGCTCTGCGTCTTACCGAGATCGGCGTTCATTTGGGCGCGTTCCAATTCGCGGCGTTCTGCCCGCCGGTCGTTCACGTCTTCGTTGCTGGCAATGGCGGCCTGGAGGAAGCCGCTCTGATCGAGAATCCATTCCGCTGCGACGTCGCCGTTGATCCGGTCGATGACCTGCGTGGCCATCTCCGGCCCCATTTCGGACAGTACACGCACCCCGCTCAGGCCCATCGCCACTCGGCGGCGCAGGAACAGGGACTCCTGAGCGTAGGACAGCGGGCCTTTGTACTGCACTCGCAGCGGCATACCCGACTCGTGACGGCCCTGGACGGCGTTCTGTTCCTGACGGCGTTCCATGTACTCCGCGACTTTCGCCGGCGGCGGCTCGATCCGCCCGGCCCGCCATTCGATGGCCCAGGTCCGCTCGTGAACCCGCTGTAGGAACAGCCTGTCCAGCAGGCCCAGGCGGCCCATCAGAGACGCGGCCTTCTCGCCGATGATCTCCAGTACCTGGTCCACTCGCATATTTTGCTGCGCCATGTAGGTCATGGCCTTGAAGACGGGCAGGTGCAGCATGTTCTCGATTTCCTCGCCTGTGCGCTGAATGAGATCCACACCGAAATCGTAGCGTATCGCCCCCTTGTAGACCGGCTCCAGGCTATCGCCGGGATTGTCCTTCCAGGTCACGCCGTCGCCGCTCAGGTCCAGCGCATCGGCTAAGCTGCGCGAGCCGACCAGAGGCGGAGCCACGAGCCGCTGACTGGCCAGCATGGTATCCTTAGCGAAGCCTTGCAGGCGCATCACCGTCGCGAGGTGCAGGGCGGCCCGGCCGTACGTCTCATTGTTCTTCCACCAGTAGGGCCACGAGATCAGCGGCATCTCGGGATAGGTTTCCAGCTTGCCGAGCACGCCTTGCAAGGCGTCACCGGGCAACTCGTTCTTTCGCGACCGCTCCTGTATCCAGATTTGCACGAAATCGTCCCCGCGTTCGGTCTTCGGCAGGGTTATGCCATGCAGGATCGGGTCGGTGGCGGAGTAGACGGCCTGAATGAAGCTGAAGCGACGGTCGTTATCGCTGCCCGTAGCGCAGCGCACCAGCTCGTCGGAGCAATCCAGACCCCAGCGCTCGTAGGCTTCGGCAGCGCTAAAGTCATGGCGACGGTGCATGGCCGTAATGCGGCCCCGCCGGTCGCGACGAAACCAGGTAGCCATCATCTCGCAGTATTCGTAGGACGGTCCGTCGTCCTCGAGCCCGAGGAACATCGCCCCTTCGCCCAGGCTAAAGGCGTCCATCGCCAGCGGCGGCATCACCTCGTAGAAGCCGCGATCCGCATAGGTGCGGTACATATGATCTTCCTGCCGCTGGGACCATTTCTGCGTCTCGTTGTCGGCGTCGAGTTCCGGTACGCCGGTGGAGAACTTGAACCAGCCGAATTGCAGAAAGACGTTGCCGCAGAAGGCGTCGGAGGCGTGCTCCAAGTCCGTTTGCGGCTTGTTCGTATAGATCTCGGCGCCGCGCGACTTGCCCGGCGCGCCCGAGATATACTGCCGCAGATCCGGGCGGCAATACTTGATGACGTCGCGAACGCGCAGCTCGAAGTTGTTGCGCTCGGTCGAGCCCGTCCAGTTCTTGTGACGCTGCTCTACCCGCTGGGCCAGGGACTTCCCGGCGAGCTGCGCCTGCCCGGCCTTCTTATTCTCTACTGTCGTGCGGTCTGCCATCTGTATCCTCTATTGCGATCCAAAAAAGAAGGGGCCGCGTCCAAGCGTGCGGTACGCCCGACGCGGCCCCTTAACGGTCGCGATGGTTAAGGCATCTCAGCGGGAGCGACCCGCCTGTGCCGTCATCTTTTTTGGATCGGTTATGCCGTCAGTTACTTCTCCTTGGACGGCTTTTGCGAACTCATCAGCTCGGCTCCTTCTCAAACGGCGCCACGATCTTCACGCCCTTGGCGATCTGCTCGGTCGTAGGGGTAAAATCAATGCGCCAGCGCTGCTTGCAGTGCCCGCACGACCAGACGAGCGTCCCCTTGCCCAACGGCAGGACAATCAGGTCCTTCTGGCCGCAGGGGCATTCCAACTCTACCGGGCGGCGGCGCGAGCCGAACTGCACGCCCGCCGGGTTGCGGTCGTCACGTCCGAACTCCACTTCCTGACCGGCCCCGCACGCCGAGCAGGCCCATACCATTTTCCCCTCGCCGCGCGGTAGTACTACCGCGTGCCGGGCGCATTTACACGCCAGCAACAACGGCATCCTCTTAACGGCTTGTGCTATCGGTGCAATCATGTCTGTCTCCTTATGCGACCCATTCCATCGGGTCATATTTACCGCGCTTGCCGCGCTGGATAGTACGGTACTGGGCGATGACCCGCTTGGACCCGAGGTATTGCCCGTTGATCGTATTGTACTCGTAGGCGACGGCCAAGTGCCGCAGCGCGTCGGCCGTGTGCCGGTGCCAGGTAGCCGCCGGCTGATTGTGGAAGGCCGCCTCGTCCTGCGTACTGAGCCCGGCGTTCTTGGCCTTGTGGTAGCCGGTAATGGCCTTGACAAAGGTAGCTGCGCCGGCGGCGTCGATATCCAAAAGCGGGAAGAGATTGCGAACGCTCTGAATGCCCTCGTTGAAACCTACGTTCTCGCACGGCTGGAAATTGAAGCCGAGACTGCGCAGCAGCGTCTGCGTCGTCTGGCCGGACTGGCCGAACTTCTTGGCGTTACTGCCGGTCAGGTCGGGCCCGGCGTAATGCTGCTTGCCCCAGGTGTAAGGAACGCTGTGCATGGCGCGGGCGAACGCCTCGGCCCCGGCCCCATCTACCGTGTGGGTATCGCCGAGCACCTTCACGATGCCGTTATTGTCCCAGTAATCGCCGATGACCCGAACGCGGTCGCGAATGAACTGCACCCAAATCGCCGCCGTGTAAACGTCCCCGAGATCGGCGAAGCAGTAGACCGGGAAGGTGGGATCATGGGGGAAGCGGCCGATGCGGTTCTGGCTCTTGGCCTGGGACAGCTCGTACCCGTAGTACGTGCCCTCCTTGTGCGAAGGGAAGGCCCCGCGCAGCCGAATCAGCCAGCCGTTACTGCCGGGAGGATGCTTCTTCTCAATCAGTGTGACGTACGAGCGCCCCGCCAAACCGGGAATCCGTTCTGTGCCTTCCTTGTAGTTGGGGGTATCAAAAACGGAGACGGGTACCACATGCCAGCCTTCGTCGCCCATGTAGGATACGGAAGGCCCGCGCATGTCCCCGTTGGGCGCGGCGAGATGTTCCAGGGAACCGTTCAAGCGGCAGGCCGCCGCGAACTCCGCTTCCGGGTCCGTGGGATTGCCGATAGCCAGGACCTTGACTTGTTCGTTGATGACCAGTGCGTCCATGACCGTCCGCCAAATCGGGGGGGCAATGCCGCACGCCTCATCAAGGACGATGAGCATCCAGCGGTTGTGCCAGCCAGCGATCTTGGTTGCGTGTTCGCTCACGGTGTCCGGAGACGTCGAAAAGCCCATGGCGAAGTTCAAGAACCACCATTGCCGCTCCGCCGGGTCCATCTGCTGCAATACCTCGTCCGAGGGCCGCAGGTCCCACTGCAACGCCGTCATCTTCCCGCCCAGCACACCGTTGGCTGCCGCATACGCCCCGTGTATCTGACGCCAGAGCTGATTGCGAACCTGATTGTCCGACGGGGCCGTCGTAATCACCGTGGACGGCTGATAGCAAGTCTTGAACCAGGGAACGATACGCCCGGCGCCGTGGGTGTTATGGGTCGGCACCAAATGAGGACCAGCCAAATACAGACCGCTTGGGTTGTCGGTCTCAATACAGCAGACATCCTTTTCGCCGACAGGTTGACAATCCAAGATCATGCGAGCCGTCTGTCGCCGGCGTGCGTGAACGCTGAGGCTGTTCTGTAATTGCTTTCGCGCCAAACAAAACGGCTGGTCACGAGGCGTGAAGTTCAGCTTGTATACGAGTTTCGGCTGACCTTTGTATGTTATGGTCTCCGTCTTACAAAAGACCTTGTTTCCGAAGGAGGCAACGAACGGAACAACCGTCTCGTACATGCGCCGGTCCGTCGTGCCAACAGCAGCGGATTTGCCATGGGCCAGACGCCAGCCGTCGGCGTCCATGTACCCGCGCAATAACGCCAGTCGATCTTCGTACCGCAAGCGCAACCAGCGAACCAGGATGCGCTTGTCCTTGAAAATACCATACCTACGCAAGAGACCACGCAAACCGTGGATGGTGTAATTCTTGCAATTCTCCTGGTCGGCAGAGGGCTGACGGCTACACGAAAAACCATCGGCCGCAATCCGAGATAACACCTCCGGTGCATCGCCATCGCCAATCGTCACCACCGCAGTGCCCCGACAGCCGTCGCCCAACCAAAAACCAATCGTATAAGCGCCCGACAGATGGGACCGACCACGCACGGCAGAAGCAACGGGAATGGACCAATTGGTCTGGCCGTTGTGGCGTAACGCCGAAGCAATCCCCAGCGTGTTCACAAGGCGCGACGAAGACCAGGACGCTCGATACTCCTGACGGCACTGGCGACGCATGTGCGTACGAGACACATAATCGTGCGCCGCCCACAAGTGTTCGTCGCAGGCAAGTAAAGAAGCCCCGTCGTCAAAGGTCAATTCATACGACAGGCGACGCCGGACCGGAGAACGACCCGTGACATGAATACGCTGGCCGTATTCGCCGTAGACAATATCACCGGCGGCAAGGTTCGACATCGAGACAAAACCAGACGGCGTGAGAATCGGAGTGCTAACTTCTAACGCCTTACTGACCGAGTGGCCGGCGGGGACGGCGGTCAACTGATAGTCGCGCACGCTCTCGGCCACTTCCTGCATCTTCGGCCAGTAGTACTCGGCGGGATGGTTGAGAATGTGGATAGTGAAACCGCGCGGATCGGCCCCGTATCGGAATAACCGCTCGGCTACTACTCGTTCTGTATCGGTCAATGCGACCATTTGCTCCACAGGCCCCTATGGCTTCGAAGGCTGTCTCACGGCCCCAAAGCGGGCTTCGTACTCTCCTACGTCGGGTTCATTCCTCGTTTCCTTTGCGGAACAACCGTAAGCTGTAGCATTCCCTCGACGACTTCGTTGGTGATCTTGACCTCCCAATCGCGCGGGTCTTCGCCGGCCGCTTTACAATCTTCGCCGATTCGCGCCCGAGCCAAGGTACACAAGGTACGCAGGTATGTCTGCGCCGCCTGCCGTATGCTGTGGTCCGTGTGCTGAACCTGAGCCATCGGCAGGCGAAATATCATCTTGAGCGATTCTTCAATTGTCGTTCGATCTGTCATTCCTCGTCCCCTGCCTCACTGGACCAATCGGACAGAAAGCGCGACTCGCACGTACCGCAAATGGTACAGGTGCGATAGAAGGTGCCCGGATGATAGTCTGCGTACTTCAACGTCAAGCCCAAATCAGGGTCGTACCCTTCGCCGGGTCGCCCTTCACGCCACTGATGGCCCAATACCTCACACAGACGCCCGGTCTCAGCCAGCGCGCGAATGGAGGCGTCCGTTAGGTTGTGCTCATTCTCCTCGTCGTTCCACTCGAACTCATAGTCGATGCCATCAGCCGATATGACCCCGGATTCAGACCAACCACTACTATCGGCGTCTGCCACAAGGCCGCTGTAGGCGACCGGGCCCGGCGTTATCGTCGCCCGATCCGGCTGCCAGTCAGTGTCCGCCTCTGTCGTGAATATGAAGTCGGTGGCCAACACCGCCACCGCCAACACCGCCACGGCTACCAAAGCCACAATCAATCCAAAGAATGATTTCATTTCATCCTTCACACTACTCCATTCCATTATCTGTCTCCAGCTTACCTAAACTACCAAAATGCGCAAAATCTGTATTTTTTTCAGAATGTAACCGAAAATGTACGCAGGATAATGAGAAGCAGAGCGAGCGAGAAGCCCTATGTGCTTCTCCCGTTCTATACCCCGCCCCGTCGTTTACAAAGTACACCCCCCC